CTACGGTTTACCCCTCAGCTGAGACGTCCAACCTTGCCAGTTACTCTGGGCATCTGGACATCGGCAACGGCATTGGAGTGGTAGAAGGAAACAATCTGCAAATTGGCACAGGAACCAACACGATTCCGTACTATGTGAAGACAGCCCAAGGACTTCTAATTCTTGGGAATGGTTTCGATGTGAATAGCGCGACAGGCACTCTGAGCCAGGACTGACAGGGTAAAACTTACTATATTTCTAAACAACTTCCCTTTCGAAACTTAGTCAGCATAAGTAATGGCCAATTCGATCCCAATTCAATTACTACGTTCAAAAGCTTTCCGACAGAGGCCAGACGCTGCCTTTCTGCTGGAAGGTCAGCCCGCCGTCAACATCAACGAGTTTGAGCCGGGGCTGTTCTTCTCGGATTCTGCGAACAACCTGTTCAAAGTAGGTCCCACTTCAGTTGGCCCGGAAGCTCCGAACTCGGGTATTTCCGGCTCTGGGGCGCAATTTCTTCTGGTGGGAGCTGTTACAGCAGTTTCTGTTGAGGACGGAGGAACAACTTACGCCGTTAACGATGTTCTTACCGTTATTGGGGGATCGGGTACTGCCGCTACGCTTGAGGTTACAGGGGTTTCCGCAGGTGAAATCACTTCCGTCACCCTTCTGAACGCAGGCAACTACTCAGTCTTCCCTGTTTCTCCTGTAATTGTCTCCGGGGGCTCAGGCTCTGGGGCAACATTCAATTTGACTGGAGGAGTTACCTCCGCCGCTGTAAGTTTTGGTGGGACGAACTACTTCGTAGGAAATATTCTAACCCTTTCGGGTGGCACTGGCATTCCTGCGGTTCTTCAAGTTCAGACTGTGTCTGGAACTTCGGTTACCTCAGTCAGTCTGGTTACGCCGGGAAGTTACACCGTGTTCCCGGTTCCGCCTGCCGGTGTTATCGAAAGCAGCGGCACGGGTGGAAATTCGGTTGGAGAGCAGTGGCTAGACACCTACAACCCGAATGCCCCTGGATTGAAAGTATTTGACGGTGTTCGGTGGAGGGGAATCACACCGATCTCAAATACCCTGTGGGTTGACGTGAACGGGAATGACGGGAATGACGGAACGAGTCCGCAAACAGCGAAGAGAACAATCAAGAGCGCCTTGGCACTGGCTGAGGTAGGTACTCAAATTCGGGTTTCTGCGGGTAACTACGAAGAGCAAAACCCTCTGGTGTTCCCTTACACGGACGTCTCGATTGTTGGAGCAGACCTACGCGACACGACCATCACCCTTCTGAACCCGAACAACGATCTGTTCCACGTTCTTAACGGTTGTTATGTTCAGAACTTTTCCTTCTTAGGGGAAGTAAACAAGATCCCGAACCCCTTGAACCCGCTGGAACAAATCCAAGGGTACGGGATTATGTCCTTCAAGCCCGGTGCGCCTGATATCAACACACCTGGCTCGCCGTTGTATATCACACAGAGCCCTTACGTTCAGAACTGCACAAACTTCGTTACCAACAGCATTGGCCTCAACGTTGACGGTAGCAAAGCGGGCGGCCTGCGAAGCATGGTTCTCGACAGCTTCACTCAGTACAATCCTGATGGCTTAGGCGTCAAAGTTTACAACAAAGGTTACTGCCAAGTCGTGAGTATGTTCACGATCTGCGCGGATAAGTCCGTGTTGGCAGAAACCGGTGGAACAGTTAGCGTTACCAACAGTAACTCTGACTTTGGAAACTACGCAATGTACGCAGATGGTACGGGACCACTGGAGCAATCCGGTGAGCTGGCGAGTGCCGCGACAGTTAACAACAGTGTGTTCAGCCTAGAAAACCTGACAACGAATCAGATTCCTTACGTGGGGCAGGTGATTACGGTTGGTGAGCTTTACTATAATGTGTCTGGTTTCGAGATTACGAATCCGGGCAGTGGTTTTACAAGCACCCCGACTGTCACTGTGTCGATTGGAACGGGTCCGAATGCAATTCAGGCCCAAGGTATCGCGGTAATTAAGAACAACCAACTGATTGATATCGAGGTTGCTTCTTCTGGTCAGAACTACACAGCTTCAGACACGATTGTCGTCACGATTACCGGGGGAGGCGGTGTCGGAGCAACTGCAACGGCAGTGAAAAACCCTGTGTATTACACCGTTGCCGGAGTCACAGAACCTTACGACAGCATTACGGATACGGTTTCGATCGCGATTCAAGAAAACCTCCCGTACACACCTTCAGTTGGCGACACCGTAAACTTCTGGCGTGTTAGCCGGATCATTGCGAACTCCCACTGTATGGAATACGTGGGTAGCGGAACCGACATCAACACTGCTATTCCCTTTACAGGTGGAACTGCCATCCAAGCTAACGAAGTCATTCAAATCAACGGCGGTCGCGTTGCCATTACTAGCACGGACCAACTTGGTGACTTCCGCGTTGGCGAAGACCTAGTAATTAACCAAAACACTGGAACAATCTCTGGCCAAGCGTTTAGAAAGTCGATCCTGGCCATCGTGATTCCTTACATCCTCGCCCTCTCCTGATAACATGGCACTTCCATTAACAGTCTTTAAGACGATTCCCGTCGATGTTCCTACTTCGGCAGTGAACGTTTACACCGCGCCCACTGGTTACAACGCGATTGTTCTGACAGCGCAAGCTGTTAACACAGACCCCGCCGCTCAAAACTTCTCGATGAGGCTTGTTCGGAACTCAACTGTGCATCCCATAGTTTTCAACTATGCGATTCCCTCCCAGGAAGTTTTGATTGCGTCGGGCGGAACCGCTGGCAAACTTGTTCTTCAGACCGGGGACACTCTCTCGATCGTCGGAACAACCACAAACATCAAATTTACTTTAAGTGTCCTTGAAACGCTGATCTAAGCCATGGCAGGATTTTTCGATGGAAGGGTAATTCCCGTTCCCCCAACTTTAGCGAACGCTACTCGTTACGAAATTCTTGGTTTGGCCGACACAGAGCCCAACCTTGGAGTTCCGCCAGTTGATGGCTACGGGTTAGTTAGTACGGCGGCGGGTGTGCGAAGCTGGCAACTTGTTCCCCCGGCAGGACCGCCAGGCCCTCCGGGAGCACCGGGGCCAACAGGAGGCACAGGAGCTTCCGGGCCGCCTGGTCCCTCCGGTCCATCGGGAACGCCTGGTACTCCTGGTACACCTGGCCCAGTTGGACCTCCAGGGTCCGGCGGGGGATCAGGCGCACTTAACGCAAAATATATTGACAGTATCTCGTTTAACGGAACTCAAACTACTTTCACTCTGACATCTGCTGGAGTAAACCTTCCTGTCACAGTTCTGCAGCAAGATTTAGTTCTGTTTATTGGCGGTGCAATTCAACTTGCAGGGACGGCTTTCACATGGAACGCTGGTCTGAGCCAGGTTACGTTCACAAGTGCGCCACCTGCAGGAGATTACTTTGTGGGTTGGGTTGCGAGTCAAGTAGCCGCCGGACCAACCGGTCCCACAGGGCCAACTGGCGCGGGTGGTCTTGAACGTCTTGATAACATTAGTGGTGGTTTCAACGGCTCAACAGTTACTTTCACTCTGACGTACCTGGGCGGAACAACGCTGCCCACCAACGTAACCGCAGACGATTTAGTTTTGTTTATCGGTGGCGCTGTTCAATCCACGGCAGCATTTTCGTGGAACTCTGCGCTGAGCCAAGTAACCTTCTCGACTGCTCCGCCAACCGGAGATTATTTCGTCGGATTTGTTGGAAACACCGTTGCTATTGCGGGCGTTCCCACCGGTCTGATTTCCATGTGGTCCGGGGCGATCTCAAACATTCCGGGCGGTTGGCAACTGTGCGACGGTACAAACGGAACACCGGACTTGCGGGACAGATTCATTGTCGGTGCTGGCAGTAATTACAGTCCGACAGACATCGGAGGGTCTAAAGATGCAGTAGTCGTAAATCACGACCACCCGGTTACCCCGGCTGGAACGTCTTTTGCGAGGTTTGTTGTTGACGACCAAGGAAGTGGCGCTGAAATAACTATTGGCGTAGGTTCAAGAGCAGCAAATCTACAGCGTACTGTAACTACAGGCGATTCAGGGGAATCTGGAACCAACAAAAACCTTCCGCCTTACTACGCCCTTGCGTACATTATGTGCATAAGCGGTAGTGGCAGCGGTGGTGGAGGTTCAGTTACCGGAACCGTTATTTGGTCGTCAGCCTCTACAGCACCTATTGGCTACGTTGTGTGTAACGGAGCGGCTGTCTCACGAACCACCTATAGTAATTTGTTCGCTGTTATCGGAACCACTTACGGTAATGGGGACGGGAGCACAACATTCAATCTTCCGGACTTGAGAGGCGAATTCATTCGAGGTTGGGACGCCGGTCGTGGAGTTGACCCAGGCCGAGTTTTTGGTAGTTCTCAGCTGGATGACTTTGAGAGTCACACTCACGATACCACATATGCCTACGGTTTCGACTTCGGATCCACTGGACGAGCTGGTGGCGGCGCTAACTCGGTGCAGACGTATAACACTTCACAAGCAATAAATGCTACCGGTGGAACTGAAACTCGTCCTCGCAACGTTGCACTTCTCCCCTGCATCAAGTTCTGATAATAACCATGAAAATCTATCACTATCACCCAGTCTACAAACACTTCTTGGAGGAGGGAATCGCAGATTCCTCCCCCCTGGACCCTCCAGGCGTATGGCTGATTCCCGCTTACGCAACTGAAGAAGAACCGCCCAGCTTTTCTTCGGGCCGCATTCCCGTTTTTCAGGAAGATTCTTGGAAAGTTGTGAAAGACAAAAGGGGGGTTTATTACCGCACCTCCGATCCAACGCAACGTCTCGAAAACTTTGATCCGTCCGAAGCTCCAAGGGGCTACACAAAGAAAGTTCCACCCGAAGTTCCCCCTGGAAAAGAATTAACTTGGGATGACGGGTGGGTTCTCGTTGACGCGGAGATCAAACCTCTCGTCGAAACCACTTTGAGCCCACACGAGAAGCTGGAAAAACTGGGCCTTACTCCCGACGACCTCAAGACAATCCTCGGCCTTTCCTGACCTAACATACGATCAAAACACCTCTTATGAAAAACCCACTTATTCAGGTTGTTCCAACCCTGAGCAAAGAAGAGTTGCGCGTTGTCAATCAATTTTGTGACCGTAAAGAGAATTTACGCTTAAAGAACACTGTTTTCTCAGGTGAAAGTTTTCGAGTGGACACTTCTCTTCGCTCGAGTGAAGGATTCACTTTGGTGGAAGAAACTGCGATCACCGACTTAGTCGGGAAAGCTATAAATACTGCTCTGCTTGAATACCGAGACCGCCTCGGGGGAATCCACCCTTCGCTCGTCAGCTATACTCTCGCCCCTGGCGCTGCAGGAACTCGATCCCACCGCGAAGGCATTCAAATTCTTGAGTACGGGCCTGGCCAGGAATACAAATTCCATTACGATCAGAATTGGGACCGGGCGCAGAACACTTTTTTTCGAACGATTTCTGTTGTTCTTTACCTCACCTCCGACTTTGAAGGTGGAGGAACCGAATTCATCGACGAAGTTTACAAGCCGAAACCGGGCCATGCACTGATCTTCCCTTCGAGTTGGTGTTTTCCTCACCGAGGCCAAGTTGTAACATCCGGATTCAAAAGAGTCGCTGTTACATGGTACTACGTCTACCCGGCTTCGTAAATGGGGTAAAATTGCCTCAGTTGAACTGGAGAAGTTGGTTCGCCTCAACTTCACGGGCTGTTATCGCTAAAGAATCACAATGGCAATTAGTAAAGTTGAACTCTTAGATGACACCGGCGTAGTAGCTGGAAGTTACACTACCTCCGACATCACAATCAGTTCGGACGGTAGAATCACCAGCGCCACGAACGGTTCCCCAGCCGCCACAGGTGTCACTGCCGGAACGTACACGAATCCGTCATTCACGGTTGGCGCGGATGGTAGGCTCACAGCTGCTTCAACCTTGGGGTCGATCGATCTTCCTGGCGTGGGTGCCGGAGACGGCGACATTTTGAGTGCTGGCGGCAGCGACGGCATGGTGGGATTGTACAACACTAACACCTCAGCAGCAAACAGAAATATCAACTTCAACCTGAATAACAACTCAGGTGCTAATTCCTCTTATCTTGTCGTCGGGCGAGACGCGGGTACAGGATCTTTTCTTACGGATGTTTTAACAAACTTCCGCGCCGCCCAAGGGGCTTTTACTGTCACAAACGGGGACGGTTTCACAATTTGGGGAGACAGGGGGGACGTTCGTGTAAACGGCGGCTTGGATGGCGCGTGGGGTTTGTTTCTTGAGACTGCGGCAACGGATCGAAACATTGGTTTTTACCTCTATAACGATTTCGGCAATATTTTCCCCGCTTTGAGTTTAGGTAGAGACCCAGCCACCGGACGATATTACGCGGCAGTTAATAGTGCGGCACCGTCCGGAGGTTGTGATCTTAACGTTGCGGCGGGTAGCCTCAATGTAAACGGCGCAAAGAATTTCCGAATCAATCACCCCCTGGACGAGAATAAGTACCTCGTTCACACATCGGTTGAGGCACCGCGAGCCGACCTGATTTACAGGGGGACGGTTCAGCTGGTGGCTGGAACTGCCGCAATCACTCTCGACGAGGAATACGGCTTGATTCCTGGCACTTGGGAGGAACTCTGCAGAAATCCGCAAGTTTGGGTCACAAGCGTCGATGGCTGGGAACTTTGCAAGGGTTCGGTCGTTGACGGAGTCTTAACCATTCAAGCGAAAGATCCCGCATGCGTTGAAACTGTCAGTTGGTTGGTAGTTGCCGAGCGCCAAGACGAAGTTATGTACACCTACGGGCACGACGAAGACGGTCGCCCGCTTCTTGAGCCAGACAAAAGTATTTGATTGACCCGAGAGGGTAAAACCGTATATCAGACCCACTCTTAGACCCTTGTTCTGTTCAGATTATGGCCGTAACAAAACAAATTTACTCGCTGACAGTTGGCTTCAGCCAGACCGACGTCATTGATCAACTGGAGCAAGCCCTCATTGACGCGGGTTTGATGACGGGTTGGTACGACTCTTTTACGTCCGGAGCCCGCGCATACGGTGTGTTTGAGTGCGTTTACGATCCCACGAAAACGTTTGGAACCACCTACTACTTGTTCACTATTGAAAATCAGCGAATCGGAGTTTCAATCGGAACGGGTTGGGATACCGCTACGAACACCTTCACAGGGACACAATTCCTGGACTACTATCTTCAGCCCCCGGATATTCAGGCTTATCAGGACTGGGGTGCCACAACCATCGGTACGCCGGGTATTGACCAGTACAGTAACACCACTACCTTTAACATTTATCGCTACACATCCACGGTTAACAGCAATCAGAGTTGGTTCGTATTTCAGCAAGGTTTCAACATAAGTTACCCCTTCACTTTTCACAACCCTGCGGAGACTCTTTACCCTTGGTTGGATCTGGATCTAGGCATGATTCCGGGCCTTTACGCAACTGTCTGCGGTGTAGGGCAGAACGCAGGTGCCACAAGTTTCTGCCTCCAGTCGAACATTCGTCGTGCCTACCCGTACGGGCAGGCCTTAACGGGCTACTCAAGCGTCCCATTTGGCAATGGTACTTTCAACGGTCTCAGGACTCCATCCTACACTTACTACGGCTGCGGTAAAGTAGACAATGCTGGAACCGGTAACTTTGCCCCAGCGGGCTCCAAAATCGTCATCCCGGTAGGATCACCCGGCGCGAACCCCGCTTACTCTCAAAATTACGTTCCGATCTGCTCCGATCTACCTTGGACCCCGTTCTCTTCTTCCCCCCTGGCGACGGATTTCGGTGTCTACATGCACTACGCGAATAACACTCTGAACTTTGAAGACCGGTTTGTCGTTGACCCCGGCGTTGAAGAGTGGGAAATTCTGTACTGTGCGAATAATCCTACGGTCACAACCGGTGCGAGTCCGACATTCCTGGCTCGCGTGGTCTGACGATGGCCACCTTTCCGATTGGCGACGATTTTATTTACGATCTTGTCAACTCTGCCTCCTTCACAGAGGAAACTGATGGTAGCCAGCCGGTTTTATCGCCAAAATTGTTAGTGATTAGTAACAACCGAATCAGCCTCGACTTATTTCCCTCGGAGGATTGCCCAACTTTACCAAACCAGGGTCAAGTTTGGCCGCAAGGGTTGTTCTTCGGGTCATACGCTAACCTTGCAAACGGGGCTCCTACAGTCTCCGAAAGCACTGAGTTTGTTGATTACCTTTACCCAGTGTCGACTAATTGATGACGTAAGATGGCAACTTTTCCGATTGGTGACGACTTTATCTACGGACTTGTTAGCTCCACTTCGTTTACAGAGGTGAGTGATGGCAGCCAAGGGGAATTGTTGCCAAGGTATTGGTCTGCCCAAGGGTTACTTGATCTACTTCCGGGCTTCACGTCTTTCACGCCCATACTTAACCAGACGAGCCAAGTATCCGTTCGCACTTGGCCCGCTCAAGGTTTACTCAACCTGCTGCCGGGGTTCACGTCTCTGACGCCCCTGGTTAATCAAACAAGTCAGGTGTCGGTTAAAACTTTCGTTGCGACGAACACACTAAACTTGAATCTGCCAAACGCACCCACTTGCAACTGGCCGACCCTTCCAACTACGGGACAAATCTGGCCGTTAAACAATTACTTCTACGAGTACGCGTCAGCTTCACCCTCCGCCGCACCTCAGCAAGAATTCACCGACTATCTTTACTGGTCCTGAGTTTAACTTCTCTCTAATTTCCAGCCATGGCAGCTCCCAACATCAAAAGTTCAACAACTTTAACATCCGTTTTCGGGAAATCAACCGGTTACGCAGTCACTACGACCATGGCTGCAGCACTCAGCAATGCCGCCAGTAGTGGCAAATTGTTGAAGGTTAACTCTGTCTATTGTGCTAACATTGATGGAGCCGCGACAGCCGACATCAGCCTGGAGCTTTACGACGGAGCCAACGGTTTCAATGTCGCCAGCACGATTGCTGTTCCAGTTGACGCCACGCAGGTGTTGGTGACGCGAGAGGCATACATTTACCTGGAGGAAGGGCAAAGCCTTCGCGCGCAAGCCAGCTCCGATAGTGCTCTGGAACTTGTTATCAGCTACGAGGAGATCAGCTGATGCTTGGTTTCAACGGCGGATTGATGGGCGTCCAGCGCACGCCGACAGGCAGCGCCGCATCGGGGCTGTGGTTTCAAAACGAGCAAAGTATTGCGCAAAGAGCAGGGATTTGGCCGGTTGCTCCCACGGACCCAATTCCAGCATTGTCCCCCGTTCTCTGGTACGACTTTGCCGATGAATCGACTGTTACCACTTCGGGAACTGCGATCACTTCGGTTACAGACAAGGGCAGCAATGGCTGGACATTATCAGTTGGCGGCACAACCCCTCAATATGTAACAGGTATCAATGGCAATAAGTGTTTAGATTGGGGCGCAAGTCCATCTCATGCCAACTTCATGTACAACAGCAGCAGCACTTCTACAACAATCGGCGAAGTGTACGTTGTTGTTGATGCTAGTTTTGGTGGCACTGCAGGTAACTATGCCGGTCTTTTTACCTCATACAACAACGCCTGGTACATGCTGGCATTCTCTTCATCTCTTGATGAGTCGGGCACAGGTTTCAATCAGCTATTTGTCAATGGTGGCACCAGCAACAGGTTCTCAGGGGGATTGTTTACCTCGCCTTCGATCGACAACCCTGCGATCATGCGTATCAACAACTCATCTGGCACCGCATTCAACACAACCGGTGGCTTTGAAATCGGCAATGATCGCGGAAACTCCAGCCTCAATCGCGGCTGGCCTGGCTTGATTGGGGAGTACATTGTCTTTCCCTCCGTTCTAAGCCCCACCGACCGCGATTCTGTGCAGTCATGGCTTGCTTCAAAATGGGGCATCACGCTGGTTTGACCGCAGGGGTAAAACCTCCTATAAAGGGTTTAAGTTTGTTGTATGCCAACTCTAATTTTCCCGTCGCCTGCTTACAACGGACAGATCTACCCTGATCCCCCCATCGTAGGTGTAGATCAATATCAGTATAACGAGCAATTTGACACTTGGGAGTTGCTTTCAAGCGGACCTGGACCGGTTGGGCCTGTAGGACCACCGGGACCGCCAGGACCTTCTGGAACGCCGGGAACTCCCGGGACTCCTGGTTCACCTGGGCCTACAGGTTCGCCGGGGCCAACTGGCACTCCGGGTACTCCTGGGACTCCTGGTTCACCGGGGCCTACAGGTTCGCCGGGGCCAACTGGCACTCCTGGAAATGATGGGACTCCTGGTGAACCCGGACCAACTGGTTCTCCGGGGCCGGAAGGACCTACGGGACCTGTTGGGCCTCCCGGGGTAGGGTCAGAATATACGCTCACGGACTTCACAACAAGCGTACTTCCTCCGGGAGGGGTGCAAGACTTCGAACTTGCGTTGGGCGGTTTATTCCTCTTGGTGGCAATTTCTTCGGACTTGCCTATGTGGATTCGCGTTTACGGGGACTCAACAGCAAGAACCGCTGATACGAGAACATCCCCTGGTGGAATTCCTCCTTTAAGCGGAACCGGTTTCTATGCCGAAGTTGTAACGACCACGGCAGAAGAGACAATCGACTTCGCACCCTTGCCAACGGTTTATTGCGGGGGGTACCTAACTTTCTTTAGAGTGGTAAACACGGGGGCCAGCTCTGTGGCTTTCCAGTTGCAGTTCAAAACGGTCGAGATTGTCCCTACCCCCATCTTATAAAGTCCTATGGCACTCGACAAAGTTCAACGGGTTTTACTGGGATAACCAGTACTACGGTTTAGGGGATGTGATGATTTCCCCCCTGGAGAACAACCCCCGAACTCAACTCAAACACCCCCTCCACGACCCTGAGATTTATCTCAAGACTTAGAAATCAAGACTTAACCTTAGGGGTAAAATACCAACAAGAAGGTGTGAAATTTCAATGGCACTCGACAAAGTTCAACTCCTGGATGATACAGGGGTAACAGCTGGAAACTACATTAATCCGAACCTCACCGTAACATCTGACGGCAGAATCACGAGCATTACCTCGGATCCATCTCCCGGCCCTGCGGGTCCACAAGGAGCTCAAGGGGCGCAAGGAATTGCAGGTCCACAAGGAGCTCAAGGGGGTCAAGGAATTGCGGGTCCACAAGGACCTCAAGGAGAGCAAGGAATTGCAGGTCCTCAAGGAGGTCAAGGAGAGCAAGGATTCCAAGGAATTGCAGGTCCACAAGGAGCTCAGGGTCCCCAGGGGGCAACTGGTCCGAGTTACTTAGAAGCATACGGAAACCTTATTTTCGAGGACGTCACAATCTATAATCCCCCTCTAGTAGCAGGTGGCTTAAACATATCATACACGACTGATTTTGGCTCAGGGCGTACTCAAGTTTACTTCACAAACCCCTTGTCAAACGCAAACACAACAATAGTTACAGGCAGCTCAAGTGGGATAATCGCTGTGATCAATGTGAGCCAGTTATCCACTGTCAATTTTGCGGATCTGCAAACTTATCGGTCCGATAATGGTTCTCCAATCAACCCTTATCATCTTTACTTTGCTATCTTCACTTAAACCATGACCCCAGAAAAAAGATTCGCACTATACCCTTACAATTCAAACTCTTTGGCAATAGTGTCTGCCGTAGAGGGCACCTTTACGGAAGAAGAGCGTCCTGCTCCTGTTCCTGAAGGTGTTCCTTTCGCGTTCGTTAACGCTGAAGCATTTCCGTCCGATGCAACCTTTCGAGACGCTTGGGAATATGACTTTACCGAGCCCAACGGCTCAGCGCAGAACGTATCGGTCAACCTTGACAAAGCGAAAGAGATTCACAAAGGATTTCTAAGAATGGCGAGAAAGCCACTTCTTGAGCAGCTTGACATTGAAATGTTCAAACTACAGGAGGTTAATTTACCAACGACAGAGGTAGCGACCAAAAAACAAATTCTTCGAGATATAACTCAAACCACTGAATTAAGCGAAGCTCAAACCCCTGAAGAAGTCAAACTGTCTTGGCCTTCAGAAATTCTGGGTAACTCCCCTTACTCTTCCTGAATTTTGTCTTAAAGTTAATACCTGGAATGGCCTGACTCACCCTAGAAGTCGAGAGACAACTCCTCTGAGTCGGATTTTTTGAACGACCCGTACAGACTCTCCGGAGTCTCATATTCACCGCAACCCTTACTTCGGTTAGCACTGGCGAGGACGATTGCGTACCTCGCTTTTTCATTATGGAACTTTTTCCAGGACTCCCAGAGCGTCTCGAGTCGAAACTTCTTCGCAGTCGGCGGGCCAACCAACGCAATGTCCGTGTACCTCAGTTTATTTTCAGTCATGAAAATATCGGCAATCTCGCTGAAGGACAGCCCAGTATGATCGACGTCTGTGCGCATTCCTCGACGAATTTGTTTGCCCGTTAGACAGCAGACGCAGGGCAACTCAACCTGATCTCGAAATCTCTTCAACTGATCTTTGACGGCGCCACGCATCGCAGACTTCACGGCATTGTAATGCTTTTCCTCCGCAGTTGCCGCAGTTGCGATCTTCTTGGTCGGATACAACGCCTCCACCAGCTTGCTCTTTGAAATCGGTTGGCGAGTTCCAGCCCTTTCGAGTGAGAGCATCTTCACTTTTCGCCCACCGGCAATCTCGACGTTGCGAAGATAAACGGCAGTCTCAGAATCCTGACCCAGTTTCCCCCACTGCTCGGTCAATCGGCAGCTGCGAAGAATGAACTCGGCAGGCTCACCACACAGACGACTGCCTGCGCGATGGTTACCAATGATTCGGCCAATCTTTTCGTTGTACTGACTTTTGTTCAGATCGAAAGTAGTTTTTCCAAGTGTCATGACATATTTCGCGGAATATCCCGCAGTTTCCCTCGATAACTTTACCCACCACGGCTCCCGCTATAGTGAAGGAGTGAGTGGTACCCGTCGATGTGAACACCGTCATTCGTCAACGCGACGACCTAAGACTGCTGGAAGGCACGCAGGTTGAATGCTCGGGACGGGTCAAAGAGTTTCGCCGTCACGAAAAACGTCAAGACCTTGACACCATTCTCCTTGTCAGCTTGATCGTTACTCCCCTACCAATCGGAGAGTCGATTCTGGTTAGCCACCTGTGGTTTCTTCGCCGTCAGTTCAAGAAGATTGGTCGCGTGCCAGAGCAAAACGAGCGTGTCAAATTCTTCGGGGAAATCTACTGTTACACTCGCCTCGGGGGGAAATCCATCGACCGAAACCTGTTCGGATCTACCGACTACGGGATTAAGCCACTAAGTTACAATGCAAATTGAGATTGTCAACCACTTCACCAACACCGGAAAAGAGTTCTTTCGATTTGAACTCTACGACGGGCCAGACGGAATCGAGCACGTAAGCGGTTTCGCCTCCGATCTGGTTGAAGCTTTCAGCAAGATTATTGAGTGGAGAGAGCGAATCGGCCAAGACTACTACAACGAAATTAACGATGAAACCGACTACTGAGGAACTTGCCCGTTTTCGGGAGAGCGCAACCGAATGGGCCAAAGAACGCCTCGCCGATGCTTCCACGGTCATAATTGACACGGAAACCACCGGCCTGCCAAGCAAAGACCCCGACACCGAAATTTGCCAGTTGGCGATTACCGACGTTAAGGGTCGCCCGCTCTTCTCGATGCTTGTGAAACCCAACAAGCCGATGAACGACGAGGTGATTGCGATTCACGGTATCACCAACGAACAAGTTCAAAACCAGCCCATCTTCTCTCAAATTGCCAAGATGGTCGCCTTCGTTCTTGAGGGCAAGCACGTTGTTTGCTGGAACAGTGACTTCGACGTGAAACTTCTGTGGTCTCTCTTCAAGAAGTACGACCAAAAACTACCGAAGATTGCCGGTGCATCCTGCGCGATGGACCAGTATTCCGAGTGGGTTGGCGAGTGGAACGCGAAGAAAGAAGGTTTCAAATGGCAGCGCCTTCCCGCCCTTTCCGGAATGCCAGCTCACGACGCTTTCGCAGACTGCCTCTCAACCATCAAAGTGATTGAGATGATGGCGGGATCGGTGAGCAAGGAAGAACTCAACGCTGAGGATATTGACCTCGACTTCTGATTTACACGTGGCACTCTCCCCCTATACTATTCCCGACCAACTCACTGGAACAATGTACGAATTTGGGCGTTATCGTCTAACATACGAGCCCCCCTCCGATGTAGTCGAAACTGAAATTTCGATGACCATCTCTTCAGACGCGACTCTACCTCAAATGGTGGAGCTCTTTCAGAATTTCCTTCAAGTCAACGGGTATCTACTTGACGGCGCAGTACTGAAGGTCTCAGAAGAATGAAAAACAGCAATCCCTGGTTCATTGAAGGGTCGTCTCGCGCCCGCCTTGTTTGGGTAACTCCCGACGCTGAAGAGCACATCGCCTACATCGCTCGTGTCAGCAACCCGAAGAATCAAGAGAACGAAAAGTTCGAAGGTCTTCTGAAGTATTGCATCAAGCAAGGCCACGTTTCGGTGTTTGAGCAGGCTTATATGTGCGTGGAGTTGATCACTCCGCTGGCAATCGCAACGCAAATGCTTCGTCACCGGTCTTTCTGCTTTCAGCAATTTTCGCTACGTTACAGCTCGAACGAAGAGTTGAAAGATCTGCTTGGCGAATTCGGCTCCCTATACTACATCCCTGAAGAGGCGCGAGTTCAGGATCACAGGAATCGGCAGAACAGCATCTTTGCGGATGACGCAAAGCTGACTGACGAGATGATGAACACAATGCAGTCCGCTTACACAGTTGCAGACCTCGCCTACAATGATCTCCTTAAAAGTGACATCGCGAAAGAAGTCGCCCGCTTCGTACTTCCGCAGGGTGGTTACACTCGTATGTACGTCACAGGTAATGTTCGCAGCTGGATGCATTACGTTGGGGTACGTGACGACGAAGGTGTTGCTCAGTGGGAGCACGTTGAACTCGCCCGCGCAATTCGCCCCATCTTCTCAACGCAATTCCCCACCGTCTCCAGAGCCTACTTCAATCGGGAGCCTTCTCCCCTAGAGATTGAAAACCAAGAGCTCAAAGCTGAGATCGAAACCTTGAAAGCTATCCTGCGGGGCAAACTCTGAAATGGCAACGTTGACTAAACAGCTCGTTCACGCCTATTGGCACATTCTGGAAGACTGGCCGAAGAAAGATGGCGATTACGTTGTTTGTTTCCTCCAGGACAACGGCGATTACGGTTGGCCGGACATCTGGGAATTCACTGCCCGCGATGGGTGGGAACCCGTTGCCGGTCAAGATCACGCAGACCAGCCTACGCACTGGTGCGACTTACCCATGCCTCGATGATTGACAGACCGAAACTAGAAACCAACTTTCAATTTCGGAACGATCCAGCTCCCGTCGTGGTGGTAGATTTTCACGTCTACCTTCACGACATTCTTCGCTGGTTTGAGGAAAAGATTGAAAACTCGTTCAAGCCCGAGGTTGAAGACAAACTCCTCAAAGGTGCCTGGGCGCTCAAAATAAATCGTGGCCCGGATATGCTCCCTCGCCACTCGTACCGCATCGTGGTTGTGGCCGATAGCAGATTCTCTGATACAGGGAACTATTGGCGAGACCGGTTCATGCGGGAATCAACAACCGTGAAATCCGCTTGGGAACAGTATGCTGAGGCGCAAGGTAAAAACCTTTCTGAGATTCCTACACATTACAAGGGAACCAGGGGCGAGAAAACCGACAACTTCTGGCGTGTTTTCAACATCGGATGGGCGTATTGTAATGAGTACTTCCCGATTTTCGCTCAGGAAGGTTTCGAAGCGGACGACATTGCGGGCGCTATCTATCGCCTCAGTCGGGATAGCGGCGCTGACAGCGTTGTTACTCAGCGGCAAATCTTCCTCTCGACCTTAGATCGTGACTGGAGCCAACTTGTCGATGAAGAACATGGAGTCTACTTCGCAAACACTCGAGTACCGTTCCCAAAGGAGAAAATACAGGAGAGACTTGTCGGCAACCAAGGCGTTATTGAGCATACTCTTCATCGCATGGGTTACGAACTCGATCATCCTCGCAATCTCGCTGACTGGAAAGTCAAACACGGTGATCTGGGTGACAATTTGCCTCCAGGCAGCCCTAAATGTCTCTTTGATCTTTGCGAACCGAACCCTCATTATTCTGTTGAGGAAACGGCACCGTGGTATAGTCGACTTGTGGAGTGTTTGAACGATCCGAAACCGAACGATCGCGTTGACCACTTTGAATCAACGATTCGTCAGTTTGCGAAGATCTGCCTTGAGCCCCCTGTGAGGCTTTAATCAGGGTAAAAGTTAACAGCTAAGCTGAATAAGGATGTCTGATGCCGCCTACCAGGCGAAGTACCTGTCGATGGCGCGTCTCTTGTGGGAGGCGGCAGAGGGCTTGCCTGAAAGAATTTCTGATAACTACTCTAATTATCTTCGGCACGATTATTCTGACGGTTCCGTTTCTCTCGCGCCGCTGATCAACAAGTTTGACTTTGCCGATGGCCTGGAACCCGAAGAGTGGGACGAGGCCGTCGAGATTCTTGGCAAAGTGGACCCGTCTGATTGGCCATTTGTTGACGACATCGTTTCAGTCAACACAGAAGAACTTCTGCGAATCTACGACGAAGACGCAACTACTGGGTGCGAGACTCAGGACTTCATCGAAGATAGCCTAGGGTGCGGTGAAAAGTGTGAGCAGGTGCTGCAGAGGGTAATTGAGTCCGTGTTTGGCTCACCTGTAGAAAAGATCCGTAGCAATTCCGGCGACTTTCCGAAAGAAGAGAACAAATTCCTCCAGAAAAGTGACGGAACATTTGCCGGCACGTTTATGCACGGCGATCACAAATTCAACTTTGAAATTGCGCCCACTGAGAGCGGCTGGCTTTGCACATACCGCATGAAGGCGGACTCGCTTGACCGTCTGCCACCGGTTCCGAATGAGCACAAAGACGAAGACGACGAAACGAAGAAGGACTACACACGTAGAGTGCGAACTCGGGGGTGGAAATAATGGCTAATCCTGGCGGTCCGCTGAACATGGTCGGCATTACGCCGCAGCTTGTTTCAAACTTAGTCACAACCAGTGTGAGCTCCGGAGTTATATCCAGCGCGAATCAACTCCTGGCAGGCGTTGCGAACCAGAGCCTCGCACAAGCGGGTTCAGCTTTGGTGGGGAATGCTGCCGGCAACCTCGTGAACGTTGGTATCAACTCTCTTCTTGGGGCGCAAGTCGCTGGTGTTTCCGGTCTTAATTTAAACACCGGAGCAAACGTTCTTGCCTCGACGATCACACCTTTTGTTACAGGTGCGCTCGCGCAAGGGATCAACCAGTCGATTCAAAACAGTTTGAAAGGTGCTGGGCCACTTGGTCAAGTTCTGGCCG